CTGCTTCTGTTTGCCGAAGCAGATCAGAACCTCTTGCAATCTAGTCGTGGACATTCTTGGTCACCTCCTCGACACGTTTCGGCGGATCGCATTGGGTCCACCCGGCCAGCATGAGTGGCACCAGGACCGCGGGCGTTGCCTCTACCTCTTTCGGTTCGCCCAAGCCGAAGGGCGGTTTCATATACACGCGGTCTTTATTCATCGCCGATCTCCGTGAACGTGATGGGAACCTCGAAGTAATCCAGCCCTTCCGCGTCGGTCTGTCGCTGGATGAGCGGCAGGTCCATGGGATAGCAGGAGGGGTGAACGGTTGCGTTGATCATCGGCGCTTCGCCCGCCGCCGGAACGCCCTTGGTGATCAGCCGGAACAGACGGTAGTAAGCAGTGGGCGGGTCGCCGTCAAAGGTCTCCCGCGCGCGGAGGTAGAGAGTCACCTGGTGTTTCCATACATCCACGTTGCCGAACGACCCCGGACTGGTGCCCTGCCAGACGGCCATGATCCCTGGCGCGGGCATCGTGTGGATCGCCATCGCGAGGCTCGACCGTTTCGGGTATTGATCGTGGTAGGCGTAGATCCGGTCCGGATCGCCTCCCATCTCCGTGACGAGGTCCGGAATGTCTTTGAGCATGGCCACAAACGAGCTGACAAGGATAGAAGGATCGATCACCGTTGTTTACCTCCGAGCACGCGTTCAATCGTGAGCCGCGGAATCATCTCGTTGATGACTCGCTTGGTGGCTTCGAGCACCGCTGCCTTGTTCTTGGGAGAAAAGACGATCCAGGGTTCAATCTTCTGATTCACCCAGGCCTTGATGCGGTCCTTGCGAGTCGAGTTGCTGGCCTTCGCCTTGTTCTCGCTAACCGTCCGCACCTGGAAGTTCCGCAGCATGTCGCCGGTCAGCGTGAGGTTGCGCCGGTTGCCCTTGCCCAGCTTCGTTTTCCGGATGGCGTACCGCTTCGTGAGCGGTTTCGACGGTGCGTCGTTCGGCCCAAGCACAGCGCCCAGGCGATTCTTCACCGCCGCCACGCCGACGTTGCCGATCTTGAACATCTGGTGCTGCTTGACGTTCAGCCGGTCAAGCCGGATTTCCTTCTTCTGATAGATGCGCACCGAACCCATGGGGAGCCTCTATGCTTCGCGGAGCGCCAGCCACGCGCCACGCGTCGGATCGGACAGGACTTCGAACACCTTGTAGGTCTTGCCATCAACGGTCACTTCGTCTCCCTGCTTGGGCTGGGCGGCGAAGTCCGAAAGGTTGATGAACAGGCGCGCGTACACTCCGTCCTGATGGCGTTCCTCGTCTGTGTCCTTCTGCAAGATGCCGTTGACCGCAAACGATGGACCGGCTGCTGGCTGGAAAGTGACCGGGGTCCCAAACGTTTTGAGGCACGCGGCGTTGAGCGCAGAGAAGGATGCCATCACGCTTTCCGGGTGTACTCCAGCCAGACCGCATAAACGTACGCGTCGTTGGAAGCGGTCGCATGCGCGCCGGGCTTCAGACCGATGGTCAAGAACTTCGGATAGGCGCCCACATCGGCGGCAGCCAGCGAGACAGTGAGCTTCTGCAGAGCGGTGCTAAGAGCAGCAGTGTCACCGCCCATGTTCGTGTCGCCAACGCCCTCCCACGCTGACACCGTGATGACCGGCGCGTCTACTGAACCAGCCTTCATGGCTGCCAGGATGTTCACCACGATGGGCTGGGCATCGTCCAGATCCGGGGGATAAGCGACCGGCGGCATCTGGATCTCGATCACCGACGCAGAGGCCCAAGACAAACGCAACGACTTGTCGGTCGCGCCGTTAGTCCGTTCGAGGATGGGGTCCGTGTCCTTGGAGGCAGTGCCGCCGTCGGTCGCGCCCTTCACGCCGATGTCGTTGGAGGCGATGATTCGTGCCTCCGTGATCGGGAGTTGAATCACTCCCTTTTTCAAGTTCCCCGACGGCGAGATGTCGGAGATCGTCAAGACTTGCTTCGCCATTTGGTGTCTCCTTTGCCGACCGTGCCGGCAGGTTTGGTTTTCACGGAAGGAACATTGGGTTGATCGACCATGGCGACCCTTCGCAGTTCATACAACTGCCGCAGCAGTCGCAGGTATACGCGCGCCGCTCCCGGATCCACCGGGGTAGGCGGCATCGCATCCCCAGCTTTCATGGGGACGCCGTTGAGCACCGGCAGGCGCGCCGTAACGAGGAATCGGGCTGAAGGGTCGAACTTCGGCAGTGACTTATAACCCATCGAGCGACCTCCTCTACGCGATTGCGCTGGTGAAGAAGTACCCGAGCTCCGGAGCGATCAGCTTGGAGTCGAATGCCATCTCGATCTCGACGATGTCGCTGGCGATAATCTCCCAGCGGTACCGTTTGATCCGGTTGCCTTCGTTCCCAGCGCCGAGGTAGCCGGTCCAGGAGAAGGTGTATGCAGCGGACGGCGTGAGCAGGCCGGGGCTGGGCGCGACGTTGCAGAGCAGCGCGCTCTTGGCACCGATGAACGAGTGCGCGGCGGTCTGACCCTCAGCCGCCGTGTTCTCGATGCTGCCCATCACGAGAATGCGGTCCAGTTCGAGGATCGCGGCCAGCGCTTCGCGGCTCACCGTGGCGGGGCGGCCCGCCGTCTGGCCGTACTTCACGCGGTCCACCAGATCCGGATGGTCGATGAGCTTCAACCACACAGGTTCCGACAGGACCAGCGTGTTGGCGGGATAGCCGGTAGCCTGCTTGATGGCCAGTTTGCCCGCGCGAACATCCTCGATGGGGGTCGATGCACCATCGTTCCACTGGAGAAACTCGCCCGAGCCGGGAGCGGCTGCCTTGCCCGTCATGTCGGTGTTCCACTTGCCCGTTGTGAACAGGTTGGCCGCGAAGATCTTCTCGCGCCGGATCAACGCCTGCTGCGACAGGAACTCTGTGGCATCGCGGTCCATGTTCAGGACCGCGTCGGCGTTCCCGCGCAACTGGTCCGGAATCGGCTTGGCCTCGGCCCACACGTCCGCGAAGTAGGTCGGCGTGTTGTCGAGGCGATACCCAACGCTCGCGGCCGGAGTGCCGGGCGCGCGGCGTTGCATTTGATCGCGGAAGAAGTCGCCGCGATTGTAGACGTAGTAACGGTCGCTCTGCTTGGTCACCGGGATGATTGGGCAGACTTGCGCGGCCACAAACTCCGTCTGGTTCTGTAGGTACGCGATGCTGATCTGGGTCAGCGGCGTATTGACGTGAACGTCACCGGGAGTCGGCGTATACATGGTTGTTCATTGCTCCTTTTCTGAATTGCCCTAACGCTGCAGGATCAGCAACGCCGGGACGATGTCGCCCGCCGCGCCCGCTGCCGCCAGCGCCTTTGCGACGATCTTGCCCGAGGATTGGGTGATCGCCTTTCCGTTGCCGTCCACCTCGAGCAGCGCGCCATTCGCGAAGGACGCACCAGCCATCACCCGCGCGATTTGACCGGGGAAGGACGCCAGCCCACAGGGGCGACCCTGCGCGCTGGGACCGAGTGCGATGACGCCGTCCGACGCGAGGCCCGCGCCGGTCACCGCCACCTGCCCGCTGGCGTTGATCGTCCCGAACAGAAACTGCTTCGTGGACAAGTCGGCGCTAGCCGGGACCGAGACCGTTTGCAAATTGACTTCGAAAGCCATAATCGATTGCTCCTTTTCGGTTGGATTGGTTCGCCGCCCTAGTTCGCCCGCACCGGGGCCGACTTCTCAGCGAGGTACTGCTGGTAAAGCTCGGGGTGGAGTTTCATGGCCTCCACGTAAGCCTGCGCGAAGGGAATGTTTCGGCTGGCGGCGAGTTGCTGCGCGGCGGAGTTCAACTGCCCTTCCGCGCCGGTCGGGCTACCCTGCACGTGCGACTGCACAGCCGTCCGCTGCGATTGCTGCGCCTTGAGAGCGAGCAGGTGTTCGCGTACTTGGGCCACGGTCCTTTTGCTTGCGATCAACTCCGCGACCAGTTCGGGATGGCCCGAGAGAGTGCAAAGCACCGCGATCTCTTCGTACTCCGCGCGCAACCGGGTTTCGATTGCGGCGGCATCAACCACAGGCAGGGCGGCGGCTGGAGCAGGTGCTTCCGAGGGTTTCATTTCGGTGGACACCGGCGGTACAGCGGGGGCGTCTGCCGTTTTGGTTTCAAGTTGCTGACTCATCGTTGTTTCTCCTTTGGGGATCTGCGTTGCGGCAGACGCCGCCACGCGAGCTTGTTTTCGCGCCTTCACCGCTTCGAGAACGGCATTCAGCGCAGCGTCAAAAGTTCCAACCTGATCCGCGAAGCCAGCACTAATGGCTTTCTCCGCGTAGCACAGGCCCGCCTCCGTGTTCCGGACCAACGCCGGTTTCATCTCGCGGTTGCGCGCGACCGTGCCGACGAACATGTCGTAAAGCCGGTCGATTTCGGCTTGCAATTCGTCCTTGGCAGCACTGGACAGCGCCTCGTGCGGGTTGAAGTCGTTCTTCCTGGCGCCCGCATAGATCGCGGTGTACTTCCGGCCGGCCTTTTCATCGAAGGCCGACTGATCGAGGTGCAGTGCGATCACGCCGACGCTGCCCACACCGCCGGTGCGAGTCACGAACAGGCGTTGCGCGCTACTGGCGATGGCGTACGCTGCAGAGAACGCGTCGTCGTCCGCAATGGCGAAGCACGGCTTTTCGGCGCGCGCGTTGTAGATCTCGTCCGCAAGGTCGAACAGACCGCCGACCTCGCCGCCGGGCGAGTCCACGTCGAGCAGGATGCCTTGAATGCGCGGGTCGCGCACCGCATCTTGGAAGTCCGCGCGGATGCTCTCGTAGGACTGCATCCCCGACACCGCGTCGAGCCAACTGGCTTTCTTGACCAGCGTTCCGGAGACGCCGATCACCGCGATGCCGTCGGGAGTCACCAGATACGGTTTCTGCCTCCGGGCACCGTCGTCCATCTCGTCGAGATCTTCCCCATCGTCCAAGGGCAACCGAGCAACCAGCGGCGCGCCCAGACCCTCGATTTCGATCTCCGCTTGGCGCAGACCGAGACGCGGACCGATTGCCTGAAGGATGACGCTCAACTTCTGCGGCTGAATCAACAGCGGAACGCCGAAGACCCGTCCCGCCAGGTGCGGGAGATAGTTCGCTTTCATTTCTTAGGCTCCTTGCGCTTCGGCTTGGGCTGCTCGGGTTTCGAATCAGGCGGCGCAGTGCCGTCCGGAAGATCAACGCCGTCGCCCGTTTCGAGCACGTTCGCCGCCTGGCCGCGCGCATCCGTCTTCCTCGGATCGGAATCGAGCACCAGACCCAGGCGGTCGGCGCGCTCGTTGTCGCGAGCAATCTGCTCGTCGACCTCTTCCTCGTCCAGCCCGGTTTCGTTGATGGACATGCTTCGTGCCTTCAAACCAGCGCGGATCGCCATGATTTCAGCCCTGACGTCCTTTTCCGGATCGACCCAGGCCCACTTCGGCGTGTGCCACTCGACCGCCAGGTAGTCGTCGCGATTCCGCTGATAATCGCGGGCGTCGAGCTTGCCCGCCAGGACCGCCTGCTCGACGAACGCGCGCCAGGTCGGGCGGCAGAACTGATAGATGAAGACGCCGAACTGGATCTGCTCGCACAACCGCCGGAAGGAGAGGATGCCCGCCCGAATCGACGAATAACTGGTCCTCGACAGATCGCCTGTGAGCATGTCGTACGGCATACCCAGTCCTGCCGCGATCCGGAGCAATTGGATGCGTTCAAACGCTTCGTAGTTCCCGCCCACATCGGCGGGCTCGCTGAACTTCACGTCCTCGCCGGGCTCCAACTCGGTCATGGTGCCCGCTTCGAGTTGCGCCACCGCGACTCCCGAACCGCCCGTTCCGGCCAGGCCTCCGTCTTCCGTCGCTTCCGGCGGCGCGGCGTTTGGGAAGAACGCATCGTCCGGATTCTGTCGGGTGATAAAGCCCATCATCATCGCGGCGAACTTCTTCCGCAGCAGCTCGGCATCGTCGTACTGGTCGAGTTCCCACAAGCGAACCAGCGCGTTCGCCATCCACGGGATGCCCCGCAACTGGCCGGGCCGGAGCGACCGGAACAGGTGCATGACCTCCGCGGCCGGAACCCGCATCAGTTCCAGGTCGGTGGGGAAGAAGATCCTCTCGCCAGGGTGCTGCTTGTAGAAGTAGTAAGCCGTGCGACGTCCGGAGGGATCGAACTCGATAGACGCGCGCACGACGTTGCCTTGAGGCGTGTTCGGCGTGGGCCGGGCCAGATAGAACGGCAACTGCTCCGCTTCGAGCAACTGGAACTGAAGCGGCACGCTCAAACCCTCGCGGAGGTCGCGGTCGTGCCTTCGCGCGAAGCACTCGCCGCCCTCGACCATCGACCGGAACGCGAGCGCCTGAAGACCATAAATATCAGTCATTCCGGCGGCGTCCGCTTCGTTTGCCCACAGCGACCAGAGCGCCTGGAGCTTCTCCTTCACGGGAAGCTTCGGGTGCATCGACTGCGGCTTGATGCCGGTGCCGATGGCGTTACACACCCACTCGTCCACCGCTTTCGAAGCCCACCCGTCCTTGCGAACGATGTCGCGAGAGCGCGCCACCAACTGGTCCGCACTCTGATACCAGACGGAATTGATGGCATCGCGCGTCGTGACCCAGTTGCCCAGCCGCCGGCCAGTGGTCGCGCCCTCGTATGGCGAACCACTGGCGCGCCGCGCGGGAGGCTGCGCGGACACACCGCTCCCGCCCCGCTTGAAGCGGGTCAGAAATGAACTGAGGCTGAACACGAGTTAGAAGCCCTTGCTCCCCGACAGTCGATACTGCCGGACGCGCTTACCGGACTGTTGGTTCAGCGAATTCTGCACAACGGAGATTGCGCGCTGCAATTCTTGGACGGAACGGTACGTCATGCTGCGTCCCTCGAAGGTGACTGTCAACGTGCCGGAGGCCAACGCCTCCTGCAATGCATCTAAATGAGTCTGCGTGTACGCCATCGCTTCCTCTTAGAACCGGCCCCAAGTCCGTCTCCGGGCAGGTCGGGGTTGCGGACGCCGTCCCGCTGGCGCGGCCGGAGCAGCCGGAGTTGGTGTCTCCGGAGTCTTCGGCACTCCCATGCGGTCTTCGATTGCCTGCCAGTGTTTTTCCTGGTAGCGGTCCAGCCCGATCCGGCTCGCAGCCGCCCGCGCGTAGACCCGGCAATCCAGGGCTTCGTTCCGTTCGCGCATCTTCTGCCACTCGTGCCGCCGGTAGCCTTTCACGATCTTCGTGACCAATTGCTCGGCGGTGATCTGCTTGAAGTACTCCTCGCTATAGCGCGGGAAGTGGCAGTAGCCGGGTGGAAACGAAACGCCCTTTTCCAGATCCTCGTCAGTAGGCCGCTCCAGATGCAGCCAGCGGTACAACTCCTCTTTCGCCATGCCGGAGTTGACCGGCCACACCTTGACGCCGCGCTTGATCTTGGCACCGAGCGGTCCGATTTCAATCGGCGCGGGGTTGCCCAGGAGTGCTGCCGCGCGC